GAGCGAACGACGCCGGCTTGCCGGCATACTTCTTCTCCCGGGCGATGTTGTGCGCCTTCGAGATCGGGTCGTCGTTCATGTGGGCGAACGGGTCCGGCGCATCCTGGCGCGCGGAGTGCGGGCGGGCTTCAAAGAACCGGCCGACGTCCTCGTACGCGTGGTTCTCGCTCTTCTCGTCCTCGACCTCGCCGCGGTGCCCGTCGACTTCTTCCCACGGCACCTCGGGCACGGTGCGGATCAGATCCGGGCAGGCCGTCGTGCAGGTCCAGTTCGGGAAGCCGTCCGCGTTCGTCGACAGCGCGTCGAGCCAGCGGTTCGGCCTGGACATGCGCGCCGCGCGCCCGCCGGCGCCGGGCATGAACTGGACCTTGTGCTGGCAGGCATCGCCGTAGACCTCGATGATGGACTTGGCGAGACCGTCCTCCGCTCGGCTGCCACTCATCGCCGGGTCATACACGATCCACTGGAGCCCTTTGAGCAGCGGCGTCTTGCCGTCGTTGTAGGTCTCGGTGTTGAGCGCCTTCCAAATCCGCTGCGCCTGGTGGATGTCGCGGACGCCGGCCGCGTAGAACTCGAAGAACGTGCGGGTGTGCCCGCCTGGCAGTGCCGCATGAAGGTGGAAGGACCACGGCGCCCCGAAGCCGTAGTCGACCGAGCCGTAGATGTTCGTGCCGACCTTCGGACGCCAGCGGTGATTCGGGACGACGTGCCACGGGATGACCTGATGCTCTTTGTGGAGTCCGGTCGCGAGTAGGAGATGGTCCGACGCGTTGATCAGGTGCCGCTCGCGCCAGTCGGCGCCGCAGATCATGGACTCGTTCGCATCCCAGTCGCCCTCGGCGAGCTGCCGCGCCTTGTCGCCGCCGAGCGCCCAGACCGAGCGGAGGTAGTCGGGGTCCGACGCGAAGAGCGCTAGGTTGTCCGCGAACCACGCCGGGATGAACTGGCGGGTCATCATCTTGTCCGGCGGCGTGGGGTCGTTCCCGGTCGGCAGCGGGCGCCAGATTTCAAAGGGCTGCGGGCTGCGGCGGCCGCCGAGCGACTCGCTGGTCGGCCGGATGAACCACCGCTTGTGCCAGCCGTGGCCGACGTTGCCCGGGTTCGAGGTGAGCCGGATGACTTTCGGCACGCCCGGCACCGCGGACCGGACGCGCGTCATCAGGTACTTCACCATGAACTCGGTGAAGTGGCTCGACTCGTCGATGAACAGCCCGATGATCTGGAAGGACTGGTACTTGTAGACGTCCCGCTCGTTGTTGCAGAAACAGAGATGCAGCTCGGAGCCGTTCCAGAACCGGAAGACGTGCCGCTGGCGGTTGTACTTGCAGAACAACTTCCCGTTCGGCCCGCGCTTGGTCGGGTCGTCCGCCCAGGTCAGGAGGATGATGCGGCCTTCGAGCTCCTGCTCGAGTTGCGTCAGCGTGCGCCGGAAGATCGCGACCTTGCTGCCCTTGTACTGGAGGCAGAGCGCGACGGCCTCGACGATGGCGAACTCGGACTTGCCGCCGCCGACGGCGCCGCCGTAGAACACGATGTCGGCGAGGGACGCGTGCGCGATCGCCTGCTTCGGCTGCGCGACGCAGCGGGAGCCTTCCTCATTGCCGCCGAAGGGTTTGGCGTCCGGGGACGAGCAGGGCGGAGTATGGGGGCAGTGGCCGACCGGATGGAGATAGCCGAAGGTGTACTGGAAGCCGTCGCGGTTCGGTGGCAGGGGCGCGCGGTGGCGGACGCCACGCTCGGCCGACCAGGCGTCGTACTTACTGCCCGGTCGCACGGCCCGCACCTGGCGATGCGGGATCTCCCCTGAGATTGGCGGTCGATTGGCTGCTCATCGGCGGTCGCTCCGGTGCAGGTCATCGAAGTCCACGAACCGCTGGAGGTCCTCGCGCGTGATGCCGCGCGCGTTCGCGGACTGGACCTTTGAGGAGAACTGCGGGTAGGTCGAGCGATCGATGCCGAGGTACTCGTCGCGTGTCGTTGGTTCAACGCCCATGAGCGCGGCCGGCGTGCCGCTCCAGTCGATGTTCTCGATCTTCCCGACGACTCGGCCGCCCTGCACGAAGTACAGCGCACCGAGGTCCGGCTTCAGGTAGTGCGCGGCGGTCTCCCGGTCGACGACCTGCTGCGTGTCGAACAGCGTCCAGTGCCAGGGAACGATACCTGGCAGGCTCTTCCTGAACTCGATCTGGCGCTCGAAGTCGGCGGCGCGCATCTTCCGGAACCAAGATCGGACCGTGCCAGGCGCGCTGGCGTGGTTCTTCTGGTAGTACGGATCCTTCGGCGACCAGCGCCACGGGCTGAACTCCATCTCCACGATCAGCATCTCGGTGATCGGCTTCTGAAAGACGGGTGTCGGCGTTGCGTGATCTCGAAATAGGTCCGGGTTGAAGAGATAGCCTCCCCATTGCCGCGGACAATCGCGGTCCCAGCGCACCGGGACGTAGGTCGGCTCGTAGGGCGTCCCCGTGCACGCGTGCCAGAAGGCGTCCTCGTAGCTCAGCACCAGCGGCATCTTCAGCGGCACTTCAAGAACCTCCAGATCGGGACCGGCCACGTCCGGCGAATCGGCGCTTTCCTTCGCGGCTTCCGAATCCTCGCCGTGCGCGCGGCCGCGCACTTCGCACACCGCCCGCCCTTGCGGGTGCAGCGGTCCCCGCAGTCGAGGCAGGGAAAGGCCGCCCAGGTCATTCGCACCCCATGAGGCGCCGAGCCTCGGCCGCGTCCTTCTCGCGCTGGTCGTCAGGATGATTGACGCCGCGGATCGTGTCCGTCTTCGGGTCGTAGCCGTCCGGTGCGAAGCCGAGCGGGCCATGCGGGCAGATCGTCCAGCGGTTCTCGTCGTTGTAGAGCGTGTTGCAGTCGGGACAGCGTGTCAGCACGGCGGGCCTCCCTCGTCTTCCATCCGGGCGACCTCAGCGTCGGACGGGATCTGAAACCACTCGGGCCCGAAGCTGACGATCCCGTACAGGCCCGGCACGCGGACGAAGCGCGCGTGGCCGAAGTCTTGGTCTTGCGGCATCAGGTGCCGTCCGTCGCGCACGGCGTCCCGCGGCTCGGGCCAGTTCGCCCGCTCGTCCATCCGCTTCAGCCGGCCGGCGCCGCGGATCACAGCAGCCCCCGGACCAGGATCGGCTCAAGGTGTGGGCCGCTGGCCCACTCGTACCGCGCGCCGAGCGCCTTCGTCCACGCCAACTCGTAACGCGTCACCTGGTACGGCTGCCCTCGGCCGACGTGCACAGGGATCTCGCAGAACCGGCCAACCAAGTGATCCTCGACTTGGTCGGAGTAGATCAATCGGCCGCCGTCGTAGAGCGTCCGCGTGACGAGCATCCGCACGATAAACCGCTTCGGCTGCTCAGGTTCCTCATCAGGCGCGGCCATCTCGAGGTCGTCGAGCTTCTGCCTGACGAGCGCGGGAAACGCCGCCAGGGCCGAGAACAACGCGAGAAACCCTCGACGATTCACAGTGCCTCCTTGCTCGAGAACTCCCGAAGGACCGCATCGAGGTACACCACCCGATGCGGGACCGCGTCCTTCACATACCGCGCCTTCGCCTGCGACGTCGCCGCGAACTCCGACCGACACGAGTCAAGCAACTGCCAGCGGCCCTCAAGGAAGCCCTCGACCATGTAGTTCCGGCGCTCCGTCGACCAGGGCACGAGCCGCGGGCCGGGCGGACGCCCGCGGCGCTCAACGCTGATCGCCCCGCTGAGCGTGTGTCCCTTCCCGGGATGCGTGATCGCCGGCAGGAAGGTCGCCGGGATGGTGTCGACGCCGCGGACCAGGCGGTACTGGCGGTCCTCGATAGTGAGCTCGAAGTCAGGCGCGTCGCCTGGCAGGACCGGCGTGAACCAGTCGAACCAGCCGGCATTCGCGCCGCAGTGGACGATCACGTCCCCGTTCTCGTGCCGGGCCCAGAGGGAATAGCCGAAGCCGATGGTCCCGGGCTTGCTCGGGATGAACTCGCCCTGGCCGAGCGCCGCGGCAACGCGCTTCGCGAACGCGGAATGCGGGCGGAGGATCCGGACCCGGTGCACGGACGCGAGCGGCACACTACTCATCGGTCCTCCGGCGTCTGGTTGAGGAGGTGCACCAGGACCACGAACACGAGTAACCCAACCACGACGCCCAGGACGGTT